GGTAGCCCTCCCTGAACCGACCGAAGAAGAATTGAAGGCCGAATACGCCAACTGGGACGAGTTAGACGAGTTTGCCCAAAAGATGGCCCGTGATGTCGTTTCCAGCAAGAAAAAGATGGAGGTCTTGGCTGAGGCGACCAAAGAGTTCAAAGACATAGATGCTTGGAATGAGAAGGTAGACAAATTTGTTGATGATCCCAAAGTATTGGTCAAACACCCCGAACTTGACGGCAAAGAGGAAGAGTTTAAGGTCTTTGCGACCAAAGCAACTCGGCGGGGAGTAGACTTTGAGGATTTGGTGAGCGCTTTTGCTTATGACATCTCCAAACAAACCAAGCCCAAACAGAAGGGCCAGATGTTTGAAACCGGCTCCGGCGGGCCAAACGAGAAACCTAAACCCCACGATGACACCATCAGTCCTGAAGAGGGTCGAAAACTAAGAACCACCGACTACAAGAAATGGAAAGAAATGTTGACCGCCGGGAAGATTCGGAATGAATAGTTGAACCTAAACCAGGGTATTGACATAAAATAGAACCGTTAGTTAGTATTCGGTTAATTAACTTAGATCGTTCTTCCAAACCCCACCTTGGGACGGTAGAGAATCTAGAAAAGATTTTTTACCTAACCAATGGCATCTGCAAGAGGAACATTTTTAGCTGAAGGGTTTTCCCAAAAACTCCTAAAAGAAGTTTACGACAAGAGTATTCTTGATTCTATTGTCAACCGTGACTACGAGGGCGAGATCAACGCCGTCGGCTCCAAGCTCAACATTTTGAACATTGCCCGAATTTCTGAAAAGACCTATGACGGCGATGACCTGACCGCCGATTCCCTCTACGAAAACGAAACCGAGTTGGTGATTGACCAGTATAAATCCTTCTACTGGAAAGAAAAGACGCTTGATAACTGGCTCTCCTACATCAAAGACCCCCACTCCACCGTCATTACCCAAAAAGCTGATGAGCGCAACAAGAACATGGATACCTACGCCTTCGGTCTTTACGGCGATGTCGCTGCCGGTAACAGGGTTGGAACCGACTACGACACCGGAACCGTGACGGTAACCGCCACTTCGGGAGCCGTAACCGGCTCAGGAACGACCTTCACGGCGGCAATGGTCGGTAAGGGATTCAAAGCTGAAGGTCATACCAAATGGTACAGAGTTAAGACCTACAACAACGCTACTTCAATCGTAATTGAAGACGACCTGGATGATGTTGACTCAGCCTACACAGGCGGGGCTATCGCCGGAGGCGCCACTTATGAGGTAGAAGCGGCCACACCTATCTCGATCACGACCGCCAATTTGCTGGGCTATGTCGCTGACCTTAGAACCAAACTCGATAAAGCCGAAGCCAATGGAGTCTCAGCCGTACCTGATTCAGATCGCTGGCTGATCGTTCCTCCCGAATTTGAGAACACCTTAGTCCAGGCCACTGGAGTCGCCCTCCATGTACCGGAAGTGTACACCAACCTGGTGCAAAAGGGCTTCTTGGGAATGCTGCTCGGATTCAAACTCTTTAAGTCCAACAGACTCTCTGGTGATAACACCGACGGCTACCACATTCTGGCCGGACACCCGAACTGGCTGACCTTTGCCGAGAAATTACTCGAAGCCGATATTGAGGAAGACCTGATCGGCAACTTCGGCTCCGCCTACAAAGACTTATTCGTTTACGGTGCGAAGGTATCAGACACCCGCCGACAATACGCGGCTGAACTGTTTGCGACATTCGCTTAAAAAAACAGATAGTTAGTAACTAACTGGGAGCTTGGGAAAAAGGGTCTCTCCCTAATCCCAATTAAGCTCCCTTTTTTATTGGAGCAAGATGGCAACATTTGAACTGAAAAGTAGTCTACCAAAATCAACTCAAGACGAGATAGATCGGATTGAGGCGATTAGCAGTGCCCAAAGAACGACCGCCGAGGCCGCTTTCCTGACGGCTTTGGCTCCGTATCGTACCAACAAAGTTTTAAGATACGATACTACCGGAATCAAAACCCCCCAGAATCCCGATCCCCAAGCCTCAACAGACAATATCTTAGAGGCTGAAGGTAACACTCTCCCGACGGGTTATGAAGGCTTCAAGCATGGAGCCAAGTTCTACGACCTGGATAAAGACGGCATGAATATTTACTACAATGTCGGGGATGAGGATACTGCTTCCTGGACGCTAATCGGCCAGATCATGAGCGCCAGTCCGTCGGTCTCTGTCTCCCTGTCTAAATCTCCGTCTCCTTCGGTTTCGGAGTCGGCTACCAAATCAGCTTCACCGTCCGTTTCAGAGTCTGTTTCGGTCAGCTTGTCCCCATCGATCAGTAAAAGTGTCTCTGTTTCTCTGTCTGAATCTCTATCTCCCTCCGTTACTGAGTCCGCCTCGCCAAGCACCACAGGATCGGTTTCTATCTCGGCGTCTCCGTCTGTTTCGGAATCTGCCAGTCCATCGGCCTCGCCCTCGGTATCAACCAGCCTTTCACCCTCCTGGTCAAAATCTCCTTCGCCCAGCTTGACGCAATCCGCCAGCCCGTCGCTGTCAGAATCCGCTAGCCCGTCAATTTCCGCTAGCACCTCCGTTAGCTCGACACCCTCGACCAGCGAAAGCGCCAGTATTTCTTTGTCACCCAGCGTCACGCCGTCGTCATCAAAATCCCCCAGCCCTTCTTTGTCGGCTAGCGCGACTCCCTCAACCAGTGAGTCGGCCAGTCCTTCGATCTCACCTAGTGCCTCCAGCTCACCCTCTCACTCAAAGAGTCCTTCGCCGTCAGTCAGTAAGTCGGCCAGCCCTTCTGTCTCAGCCAGCCTTTCAAAATCGCCCTCGCCTTCTGTCAGCGTCTCTTTGTCGGGATCACCCTCACCTTCTTTGAGTCCGTCTGTCAGCCAGTCGGTTAGTACCTCCCTCTCGCCGTCGGTGAGCGCCTCTCTCTCGCCGTCTCTTTCTCTCAGCCCTTCGGCCAGTGAGAGTCCGTCGCCGTCTGCTTCACCTTCCTTTCCCTTTTAGTCCTTGACTTAAGAGATTTTTGCTTCGTATGGTCACATTATGACCACAGGCTTACTCACGGTTATCCTGCCTTCTCGCAATGAGCCTTATCTTCAAAAGACGATTCTTGACCTGCTTGCCAAAGCCAAAGGAGAGATAGAAATCAAAGCAATCTTAGACGGCTGGTGGCCGGAGGAAATGGTCGAAGACCCCAGAGTTAGTTATATCCACAATACCGCCCCTAAAGGCATGAGAGGCGGTATCAACGCCGGAGTCGCTGTTTCCAAGGGTGAGTATCTGATGAAACTCGACGCCCACTGTATGGTCTCTGAGGGCTTTGACGAGGTACTTAAAGCTGAGTGTGAGGATAATTGGGTGGTTGTACCGCGAAGATACGCTCTCGATGTTGAAAAGTGGCAGATTGAGGAGAGAACTGATGATAAATACCCCATTGATTATATGTATCTATCCTCTGACCTTCATGGAATAGTCTGGAAGGAAAGGAATAGAGACCCGCTTCTTAAAAAGAAACTCATTGACGAGGTGATGAGCAACCAGGGGAGCGTCTGGGTGATGAAAAGACCCTATTTCGACTTTTTGGAGCTGATGGATGAGAAACTCTACGGGATGTTTTGGAATGAATTTCAGGAAGTGGGGTTAAAGTGCTGGTTGTCTGACGGCCGGGTGATGGTCAACAAGAAGTGTTGGTATGCCCACTGGCATAAAACCAAGGGCCGGGGTTACTCTTTACCTTCTCAAGAGCAGATCAACGCCCAAAAGAATGTTGACAGGTGGCTGACGGAAAAGATGTTTAGCAAGCAAGTACACGACATTAAATGGTTAGTGGAGCGTTTCGCACCCGTACCGACATGGAAAACCTGACCGTTATCTACTATAGCTCTAATCGGGAAAAGCCCGAATTTGAACAAAAAATCTGTGGTGGTATCTTATCGGTTATCGGCAACACTCCTTTAATCTCCGTTACCCACAAACCCCTCAATTTCGGCAATAACATTGTCGTCGGGGATGTGGGGGTGTCTGACTACAACATTTATCAGCAAATGAGGATCGCTTGCCGTGAGGCCAAGACTAAATATGTCTGTACGACTGAGGCTGATTGTTTATATCCCCCCACTGGTTATTTCGACTTCCAACCCCCCAAAGACTGGACGGCGGGCCACTACACCAATGTCTATATCCTCTGGAAAGGATCGCACATCTTTAACCAGAAGGCTTTTTCGCTGTGTGCTTTGTATGCCGACCGGGATTATCTTCTGTCCAGATTTTCCCGGTCGATTCCTCAGAAAACCGACTGGAAAGACGGCTACAAGCCCAAACACCCCCTGTTTCACAAGTGGCGGGATTGGACGCCGATTAAAGGCGAAATACCCGTTATCAACTGCAAAACCCCGGAAGGTATGAGGTGGAAGACTGGAGTCAACACCGAGTCCGGCCCGGTTGAGGAGTTGCCTTACTGGGGAAGCGCAACTGATTTGGAGAAAAAACTATGGAACGACCAAGCCTAACACTCATTCATTACACCAGCAATTACCTGGACGACAAGAATCCCTATTTTATGGAGAATGTCCGCCAGCAGATGATTAAAGCCGCCGACGGCAGACCGATTGTGATTGTTTCCCAAAAGCCGACCATGTTCGGCCCGAATTCAACCAATGTCTGTGTCGGGGAGATCGGCAGATCACATTTTAATATCTACTGGCAGATACTTCAGGGAGCTAAGGCTGCTAAAACTGACTGGGTAGCAACGGCTGAGGATGATATTTTGTACTCTCCCCAGCATTTTAACTTTCATTACTTCGTCAAACCGCAAATTATCGAAGCCAAAGAGCATTTCTTATATGACATGAACCGGGTGTCGATCTTTACCTGGACACGCCCGCCGATGTTTTCTTACCGATTTAAGAGAGTTGTTGTCAATCAACTGGTCGCCCCCCGGCAGATGTTGATTGAGGCGATGGAGGAAAGGTTCAAAAAAAAAGAAGAACTGGAGAAATTAGGCTGGGAGAGACGCAAAATTGAGAAGTTTTGGGGTGATCCGGGTAGGTATGAAGGGAACCTAGGGGTGACAATCCGACCGACTTATGAATATAACTCATGGGTTCCGAGTATCGTTTTTTCCCATGATCTGGCTTATGGCTATGAAGTTAATCAGGGTAAGAAAAAGAAGTTAGGGGATTTGAGAATGATTGAGTTAGCCGACTGGGGAACGGCCTCAGATATGTTAAAACTATGGAAAAAATGAAAAGTAAGTTTGATCTAATCAGGTTTTTTGGAGAACTGGGTTATACCAGGGGAGCCGAGATCGGAGTATCAGAAGGTTATTTCTCCGAGGCGATGTTTGAATCTATCCCTAACCTTGAATTGTACTGTATTGACGCCTGGAGGCCGTACGCTGGCAATCGGTGGGGTGGATCGCTGGAAAGACACGCTAACCACTACGAGAAGGCTAAAGCCCGACTATCGAAGTACAACGCTCATCTAATAAGTGCCATGAGCCATGACGCTGTAAGGGATTTTCTCCCCGAATCTCTTGATTTTGTCTACATTGACGGCAACCATGCCTTTGATTATGTCATGCAGGACTTGATCGAGTGGTCAAGAAAAGTCAAAAAGGGCGGGATCGTTTCAGGAGACGACTACTATCACTTTAAGGGGGCCGGGGTAGTGGAAGCGGTTGATGCCTACACCAAAGCTCACGGCATTAAGTTTAACCTAACCGATCCTTTAACCGACAAATTACAAGATAGAGGGTGTCAGGAGCAACCGAGTTTCTGGTGGATAAAATGAGACAAAAAGATATTATCCGATGCGCTACCCATCTACCCGTTTTAGTCAAGGCTTTTACCCTGTCTAAGGGGAATGTCGCCGAGCTGGGGGCGGGTTACTTCTCAACCACGATCTTGCGGTGGCTTTGCGAGATGAGTGGCCGGAATCTCTATACTTATGAGTCAAAACAACGCTGGTACGAAAAAGCCATCCAAGACCCCAAACCCTTCCACAAAGTGATTTTTGTCCCCGACTGGGAAAGCGCCGACATTGAAAAGAAGTGGGGATTGGTCTTTATTGACCACGCCCCCGGTAAGAGGCGCTGGCTGGACATCAAAAGACTGGCTAACTTTGCCGATTACATAGTCATCCACGACACCAATCCGGAGTTTAGGAAAGAATACCGTTATCACCGGATTTGGAAATACTTTAAGTACCGCCGTGACTTCACCCTCTACTCGCCCCACACAACAGTTGTTAGCAATTTTCACAAACTCGATGAAGACTTTTAGCTTTTTTTACGCAGCCGGGAGTGCGGGTTATGTCAGGGGAGAGCAGATTGCCGACTATTTAGGGGGTAAGAAGAACCCGACTAGTGGGTTTGAAGACGACATTTGCGTCTATGTTAAGGTCATCCCCCCCGACAAACCGCCCAAAAACACTTATCTGGACATTGACGACGCGCCAAGGGCGGTAGATTACCTCAAAAAGCACCCCGAAGTCGGCATAATCTCTACCTGCAAGACCACCAGCGCCTATTTAACGGCTCTTTTGAAGCGAGACGACATAGTGGTCATTCCCCACGCCCATTGCAACTACGAAAGGTGGGTTAGACTGGAAAAAGAGGTCAAAACAGTCGGGATTATTGGTAGCATTACTTCGTTTCAGTATCCTAGGGACAAATTTGAAAAAGAACTAGCCAAAATCGGTCTAACATTAAGTTATGAAGAGGATTACTGGAATACTTATCGAAGTACTGAAGACAAACCGGGAAGAGAAAAGGTTTGCGACTTTCACAAAACGATAGATATTCAGGTTGTCTGGAGGCCGAAGATGTACGCCCCCAAGTTTAAGAATCCAAATAAACTTGCCAACGCCGGATCATTCGGGATTCCGACTGTCTCTTACCCGGAAGAAAGTTTTGTCAACGAATGGGGCGGGTATTACATCGCCGTTGCTTCGATTGAGGCTATGGTTAAAGTTTGCCGGGACTTGAAAGAACACCCCGCCTACTACCGGCATTATTCTGACAAGGTTCTTAGGAAAGCCGAAGAAAACCATATTGAAAATATTTCTAAACTCTATCTAAACTTATGAAAGTCGGAATAACCGGCATTAACGGTTTTTTAGGTTCTGCCCTGGCCGAGAGATTTGGAAAGATCGCTGAGGTCTATCCTTACCCCCGGCCAGACTTAGACTATTTGTTTTTATTTGGTTCGCCTTCGTCAAATATCGTCTTTGACCAAAACATTGATTATTGCTTTGAAGAGACGATCAACTCTTTTTTGAACGCCATCCAATTCTGCCGGGATCACGGAATCAAACTCATTTACCCCTCATCGGCCACTGTCTACAACAAAAACACCACCTACGCCCGGTGTAAAGCGGCCCTAGAAGAGATTCACCTAGCCTACGGGGGAGATGTTTTGGGGCTTAGAATCTTTGCCGGTTACGGGCCGGGGGAAGGACATAAGGGGGAGTACGCCAGTATCGTTTACCAGTTTTGCAGGCAGATGAAGCACAATAAACGGCCGGTAATTTTTGGCAACGGTAAGCAAACCCGCGACTTTGTTTACATTGACGACATTGCCTATAACATTCTACTGGCGGTTAGCGAGAAAAAAACCGGAATAATCGACATTGGAACAGGAATTAACACCTCGTTTAACCTAGTCGTTAAAACCATCAACAAAGTGCTTAACGCTACTAAGGTTGCCAAGGAAATGATCGAGCCGGTGTATGTAAACAAACCAAAACACTATATCAGTGAAACTCCCTGCCAAAACCCCTCGAAGTGTTACGTCTCTCTGGAACAAGGCATTAAAAAGATATTAAAAACTGTATGAACCCGCAAAAAACCTTATGGGAGAATCTAGCCAAGAAAAACCCTCTTTACTACATCAACTCCGATTTTGGCAAAGGGATTACTGAGAAACAGTTTCGGGAAAGCGGGCGAAAGGATTACTGTAAGTATGTTCTCAATGATGATTTGATTGACAAAGACTTCTGGAAATCGACTTTTTTGGAAATCGGTTGCGGGATTGGGAGAATGACTGAGTTTATTGCCTACGACTTCAAGAAGGTGATCGGGACTGATATTTCAAAGACCATGATCGAGAAAGGCAGAGAAAGGCTTTCTGAGCTTGATAATGTCAAACTGGTTGAAACTGATGGGGAAACGATTCCTCTTGAAGACTGTACGGTTGATGTCGCCTTTTCTTATTTGGTTTTTCAGCACTTTAAGACTAAACAGATGGTCATTAAGAACTTTCAAGAAACATACCGGGTCTTGAAACCGGGCGGGATTTTCAAGGCAAGGGTGAGAATCGACAAAATTAAGGATATGAAGCCCTGGTGGGCTGGGGTGGATTGCAATGAGAGTTATGCGGTAAAGTGCGGTTTTACTTTGCTAAAGAGGGAGGAGGTCAAAAACTACGGCCTTTGGCTTTGGTTAGTCAAACAATGAGCTTTTTATACTATCAAAACATAGACGGCTTGGCCCCGGAAAAACCAAACCGCAAGGGCAGCGCCTACTGGAACGAGGGCAAGTGGACAAATTATATTAGGTCATTGCTTCCCGAAAGTAGTGAGGACATGACTCTCGTGGAGGTCGGCAGTAACGCGGGTTTATTTCTTAAACTGGCAAAAGATCGGGGTTTTCGGAATGTTATCGGAATCGAGAGAGAAAAAGACACTTGTGAAAGGGCTATCAGACACCGCGACGCTTTGGGTTACGACTACGAGATATTAAATAGGGCGGTGGGAGAGGATTTTAGCTTTGACGAGATTCCCCTGGCCGACATTACCTTGATTTCAAATACTCACTACTACTTTAAGTTGGGCGACTGGTTGAATTATCTTAACGCTTTGCGGGTAAGGACTTGTTACTGTCTGATCGTCTCGCGGTATGTCCGGCCCCGCCGGGGAATGCCGGTCGGGGCGGAAAGCGACATCAAGTATTATTTCAAAGATTGGCCATTGGTCGACGCTAGGTTTAGGGTAAACTACGGCAGGAAACATGAAAGACCGGACTCCTGTCCGACAACACTGCAAAGTTATCTATTTAAGGGTCAACTGGAGAGGGTAAAGATCAAAGATATTAGAAGAGGATCGAAATTTGTCAGGATTCCCGGAGGAAGAATCCGAAGAAAGATATTGCTCAAGCAATTCTTTGACCTTACCGGCGGTCTTGAAAATTCTCTTTACTATAAGTCTCTGTTTATGAGAGTCGGCAGGCGCTGGAGTAAGGAAAATATCACCAATTACATAAAAGAAAAACACCGCTTAGCCGAGTCTATCCGCAAGGAAGGCCAAAAAGAGCCGGTCTTGCTTGGTTTTGACAATAAGTTGATTGACGGTGGACACCGGATCGCGGCAATGGAGTATCTTGGTTACAAAAGCGTTATTGCCAGAAAAATATGAGCAGAAGCAAGGGCAGGGCTTTTTCCCTCCACCACTACACCAAGACTCTTTCTGTTAAAGAGAGGGAGTTTAACCGCGTCTTTCCCCTTCCGCCCTATTTCGGCCCGCTAATCGGGGACAAAAAGGAGGTCTTTATTGCCGATTTGGGGGCGGGGATGTTTTCCACCACCGGCAGTACCTGGCCGGGAGTGAAGGTCAACCTATATCCCTCAGATGAAATGGCCGACGAGTATCACGAAATCTTAAAAGACCACAACATAAAACCTCTCATTCCTGTTGAAAAGCAAAACATGGAAAGACTAACTTACCCGGATCAAATGTTTGATATTGTTCATTGTGTTAATGCCCTTGACCATGTTAGCGGTCCTTTTCAGGCAATCAAAGAGATGCACCGGGTTTGTAAGAAAGGGGGATATATTTATCTGCGCCACCACTTCAATACCGGCAGACTGCAAAGGTACATGGGCGAACACCAGTGGAATATCACGATGACGATAGACAGGAACTGTGTTTTTTGGGGAAAAGAGGGAGGATTTTTGTTATCTGATGTTGTCGGTTGGTTCAAAACCGAGGCCAAAAAGGAGGCAGACTGGGAGAGGTGTGACATGATTGTTTCCGTTTACCGGAAAACTACCCCTTGACTCCGGATATTTTAGATATGTATATCAGGCGTATATGGTAAGAAAGAATTTCTATATGCCAAACAACCTTTACCGCTTCTTGCGCGACTGGAACGAGGTCTCGGTCAGCGAACACATCCGCCGGGCGATAGAGGAGTATGTAGAAAAACTAAAAAAACAAGTTAGAATAAGTGGTTCTGCTTCAAAGACAGGAGGTGAGAATGGAAGATAAAGTTATTTCTACCAGCCCGGTTCCTAAAAAGCAGGTTATCACCGGGTTTGATTTTCCCGAAGCCATGCGACAAGTTATTGACGGTAAGAAAGTCGCCCGGCTTGATTGGGGAAACATTGATTACTGTTTCTTGTACAACGGCTGGCTGTCAATCTGCCGGGAAGGGAAATTTCACACCTGGCTAGTCAATGACGGTGATTTAATGGGCCAGGATTGGGTTGTTTTACCGGCTGAGAAAGCAGTCAACTAATGAAAGAAGCACTCAAAGAAATGCCCGACCAGGAAACGCTTGAGGCCTTCCTGGGGGGCATGAGGGGTAAACCGAGAGTTATTTTTGACACCCGTGAGGGTAAATTAAGATGGTTACAAGAAAGACCAAATGCTGATCCCGCCACCCCACACCCAGGAAGTGACGTTCAACAACGGGACTAAACTGACTCTCCGCAATGTTGAAAAGATAGAAGCCGGTAACTGGTTTCATATTGTCGCCAATGGCGGCAAAGAATACATTACCAACCCGGCCAATATTCTTTTTGTCAAGGTTTACAGGGAAAACAAGACCGACTACGAAAAGAAAAGCTAGCGCATAACCAGGAGATTCTCCCAGGGGAGAGCCTCGCTAGCGCTCTCCTGGTTATGTATGACCTGTCGATACTGATTCCTGCCCGGAATGAAATGTTTCTGGCCGAAACGATTAAAAACATTCTTGAAAACATTGAGGGCAATACCGAGGTTATCACCGTTCTTGATGGCGCGTGGGCCGATCCTCCGATTGTTGACGACCCCCGGGTAACGATCATCTACCACAATGAGTCTATCGGTCAGAGGGCGGCCACTAACGAGGCTTGTAAACTCTCTAAGGCGAAGTATGTGATGAAGTGCGACGCCCATTGCGTCTTTGACAAGGGCTTTGATGTCAAGATGATGGCCGAGATGCAGGATGACTGGACGATGGTTCCCACTTTATACAATTTGCATGGTTTTGATTGGGTTTGTATCGGCCAAAATAATCATCCGGGTAAACTTTATTACACCAAAGAGGAGGTCGATAAACTAGGCAGGGGTTGCGACCAGCGAGACTACCAAGGCCCGACACCGGAGAAGTGTAAAAAATGCGGGGGAAAGATGGTCAGGGAGTTAGTCTGGCAACCCCGTTTGAGCCGGAGGAGTTATCACTACCGTTTCGACAAGACGCTACATTTTCAATACTGGGGGGCTTTCAAAAACCGCCCCGAAGGGCAGGGGGATATTTCCGAAACCTTATCCCTCCAGGGATCGTGCTTCATGATTACCCGCGATAAATACTGGGAGCTGGATATTTGCGAGGAAGCCTTCGGAAGCTGGGGACAGCAAGGTACTGAGGTTGCTTGTAAGACCTGGTTAAGCGGAGGCCGGGTAGTGGTCAATAAAAAAACTTGGTATTCTCATATGTTCAGAACTCAGGGAGGGGATTTTGGTTTTCCATATCCTCAGTCGGGCCGGCAGGTTGAGAAGGCCAGACAATACTCAAGAGAATTATTTATCGGCAACAAATGGCCGAAAGCTAAACATGATCTTAACTGGTTGCTTGATAAGTTCAAACCCGTACCTGATTGGCATGACGAGCCAAAAGTTGAAACTACTCCCAAAGGGATCATCTACTACACCGACAACAAAGTACCCTTCAAGCTGGGACACGCCTGTCGAAAAGAAATGTTGAAAACCAAGCTCCCGATTGTTTCTGTCTCTCTCAAGCCGATGAACTTCGGTAAAAACATCCGCTTAAAGATGGAGAGAGGCTACGAAGCCTACTTCAAACAAATCTTGACGGCCTTGGAAAACTCAACCGCCGACATTATCTATATGTGCGAACACGACTGGCTGTACCACCAATCCCACTTTAACTTCACCCCTTCTCAAAAAGACACTTTTTATTATAACGACAACTGGTGGCGGGTTAGAGTGTCGGATGGGTTTGCGATTACCTATGACACCCACCTTTGCCCTGGGATAGTTGCTTACCGGGAATTATTGCTCGACCACTACCGCAAGGCGGTCAGCTTGCTTGAAAAGATAGGGTTTAGCGGGAGTAACGCCCGGCATATCGGCTTTGAACCGGGAACCCATCAAAGAGTCAAAGAGTTTGCCAATGAAAAGGCCGAAAGTTTCAAGTCTGAGTTTCCCAACCTTGACCTTCGCCATGAATCTAACTTAACGGCTTCAAGATGGAGTCAGGATCAGTTCAGGAATCAGTCAGCTTGCCAGGGATGGAAAGAAGGCTGGGCGCATGAGATTCCCGGCTGGAAGTTACCGGAAGGAGGGTTGAAATTTTAATGGTTCCGCTACTTAAACCGACCTCTAGTGAAAAGATCGAGAGAGACATGATCGAGGTTCTAAGGTCAGGCTGGTGGGGCTACGGCCCCAAAACCAAGGAACTGGAGGCCATGTTTCCTAAACTAGTCGGTAAAAAGTACGCTGTAGCGGTCAATTCCGGTACTGCGGCTCTTGATCTTTGTTTGAAGGCTCACGATATAAAGGGCGGGGAGCTTATCACTACCCCGATGACCTTTGTCTCAGACGCAATCGTGGGGGAGTGGAACGGCATGGATGTAACCTTTTCTGACATCGAGAAAGATTCGCTTTGTCTCGACCCGGATAAAATCGTAATCACCCCAAAGACAAAAGCGATTATCGCAGTCAACTCCCATGGCCGACCCGCTAACTTCAAAGCGATTAAAAAACTAGCCAAAGAATATGCTAAAAAGTGTTTAGTCATTGAAGACTGCGCCCACTCTCTCGGAACCCCGGACACCTGTAAATATTCCGACATTCAGATTTTCTCATTTCAAGCCGTGAAGGGAGTTCCGGCCGGTGACGGGGGAATGATCACAACCGATGATGAGGAAATTTACGAGCGATTGAAGTCTTTAACCTGGTTAAATGTCAAAAAAACGATTGACCGGGTAACGGAAGGAAAGTACAGCTGGGATTATGACATTGCGGCGGGGGATGGCATTAAAGCCTACATGAACGACCTGACGGCGGCAATAGTACTCGGTCAGCTTGACCGGATGGATGAGTTACTTTCAAAAAGACGAGCGGTTCAGTCGGTTTATAATGAAGCCTTCCGCAATATCCCCCAAATCAAAATCCCGACGTTCTCTTATACCTGTCAATACTACACCCCCCAAGTTGAGCGAAGAGACGATCTGATTCAATACCTGGCTGATAATGGTTTTCATACCTCGGTTCACTTTAAACCCTTGTCTGAGATGACTTATTGGAAGAAAGCGGTCAAAAGACCACTTCCGGTAACGGATAAAGTTTGGCCGAAGCTGATCTCGCTTCCGGTTCACCATGAATTGGCATGGACTGATGTTGAAAAAGTTATTGAGTTAGTAAAAAAATTCTATGAAGCCTAAAGTATTGGTTGTCGGCTCGACTGGACGGCTCGGCGCTTATCTAGTTCCCGAACTGGAAAGATCGTGTGAGGTCATCAGAACGGGCAGGAGAGCGCATAGCGATATATTGTACCCCATTACCATTAAAGACGAATGTGACCTTGTGGTTGACCTGGCGGCTTATACGAACGTGGTTAGAGCCGAGACCGAGAAGTTAAGGTGTTTTCAAACAAATGTTGACGGCACTTTCAACTTAGTTGAGGCTTACAAGGACAAACCGTTTGTCTATATCTCCACCGAGTACGCCAAAAATCCTCTTGGGGTGTACGCCACCAGCAAATACCTAGCCGAACAGGTCGTCAAAACCCACCCCCACCATTTAATTATCAGAACCTCTTTCAAGCCTACTCCCTGGCCGTTTCCTTTTGCTTATGAGGATCAAATGACGCAAGGGGATTATGTAGATGTGATTGCTAAACTACTTGCCAAAAAGATCACTAATTGGAACGGGAAAAACGGTTTGGTATATGTCGGCACGGGCCGGAAAACTATTCTTGAATTAGCTCAAAGAACCCGGCCGGATGTCAAACCGAACAAAGTTGACGATTATGTAAAACAGATTGGTCTAAATATCATCCCCCACGACTATCGCTAGCTTGCCTTCAGATAGTTCTTTCCGATAGTCTTCAAGTATGGCCTATGGAGTTAACTTTATTACTGGCGGAACGGCGAGTGCCGACTGCCAATACAGTGCCGATTTTGCGGCAAGTAAAGCGTCGGATGGCGACACGGGAACCAGGTGGGGATCGGCAGACACCGTCAAGCCACACTGGTGGAAATATGACTTAGGATCGGGCGTAACCAAAACCGCCACAAAACTTAGAATCCTGACCTATATGGATTCAGGAACAACTTACGTCAGGAATTTTACTCTTCAGGGTTCTAACAACGATTCTGACTGGACGGTGGTTTATACTGGTGAGGCCGCCAACCTTGATAATGCGTCGTGGCAACAATTTGAGTTCTCAAATTTAAGCGCCTATCGTTATTACAAAATCGATGTCACAACAACATATAGCACGAGTAACTTTGTAACTTTTTTTGAGGTTGAGATGATGGAGGGGAGTCCTGACCCATCAGCCAGCGTTTCAGTTTCTTCTAGTCCCAGCGCTACACCATCAACGAGCGTTTCTTTATCTTCCTCGCTTAGTCCGTCGGTTTCAGTCAGCTTATCTGCAAGCACTACTCCCTCATCCTCGCCATCGGCCACTCCAAGTCCCTCGGCCACCCCCTCGGCTTCAACTTCTTTGTCTCCGTCCGTGTCTGAATCGGCCTCTGTTTCTCCTTCCGCCTCCCCCTCTTTGGGTTATCAGCTTTATACAAAAGGCGATTACGCCGACCTCCCTGGCGATGACTCCGACCTGGAAGAACCGTACTCGGAAGGAGATATAGCCAATGTCGCCACCAGCGATAATGAGAGGGTCGGTCAGACCGGAACTCTTCAGTACATGATCCACCAGTACAAGGATTTCGTAGGGGATGAGTCCTACTGCACGATTGAATGGGAAGGACAGACAAGTCTAGCTCCCACTACTTCAACAGTCTATCTTCAGATTTACAACCGTGATACCTCGGAGTGGGTAACGATTGATTCTGACGATTTTTCCTCAGTAGATACCGACTTCATTCTTACCGCCAATATTCCCGACCTGACTGATTATAAAGACGGGGCGGGAATTATCTCCTGCCGCGTGTATCAACTGGCGGTGTAACATGGCTCATTTATTAAAAATGCTTAAAGGAGGTGGTTTCTAGTGGCTGTTTTAGTAGATAGCTATTCGGAGAGTAATCAAAACCAAGAGTACACTGGAGCATGCGGTCAATCGTTTACGGGT